GGATGCCCTCCTGGTCGGCCGTCAGCGGCGCAGGCTTCGGGATGTAGGCCAGGCCGATCTGGACGCGGCCCGTGTTGTATGGGACCCGGTGCAGCTGCCGGCGCGGACACAGCCGCCCTTCCTCGCAATCGTGGGTGCAGCAGGCGGTCATACGGCGCTCCCGGTGGCCTTGGCGATGGCGGCGCGGGCCTCCTTGCACAAGCTGGGGAACAGCGTCATATCCAGGTGCGGTCGGCCACTGGTGAACGCGGCTACTTGGCATTCGGCGTAGTGCGCCAGCTTGTCAAGCGCCTCCAGCAGGTCCGGCGCCGCAGCCATCAGCCGGGCATCGTCTCGGCTCGTTTCGCGGGCCGCCTCGGTGTCATGCGGCACGAGGGCGACTGGTGCGCGGTTGTAATCGGGCCCAATCCACAGGGCCTCGACACCATGGTGGCCGAACTTCCACGGCCCCGGCGTGTGCTTCGCGGCGCTCACAGGAAGTCCGCCTCGTTGTCCGCCCACTTCGCGCCAGCGTCCTGCAGCAGTTCCTGCGCCGCGCTCTGGATGTCCGTGGCGTGGCCGTTCGCGCAGTCCAGGATGATCTGCATCGCGGCCTGCATGAAACCGTCGCGGGCGTTCCGGTCGAAGGACTCGAACAGCACCTCGGCAACCGTCGGCGTGGTCTTGCCGTCGGTGCCAACGCGGTGCACCTTGCGCGGCGCGAACAGAGCCAGCACATCAGCCCGGCCGCACTTCACCGCCGCGACGTAGGCCCGCTCCAGCTGTGCCACTCCCGCTGCGCGCTGCGCCTCTTCGTGGCCCATCGCGTCCAGGGCGCGGACGCTGGCGGTGGATTCGAGGGTGCTGATCGACATCTGCGTCTCCATCGGGTTGATGGGATGCAGTATGCACAAGAGAAACTAGTATTGCAAGAGAAACTTGTAGCGGTCGGGAAGGCTGCGATTACTTACGTGGGTACGTAGGCTCAGCCATGGCCCTAACCCTTTCGGGCCAGAACCCTGCTCAGCCGTAGCAAAAGGCCAAGCCACTGTGTACAAGTGCATCTGTAGGGCTACACGGGCGCCGTTTCGCACGCGTTGAGAACTTCTCACTTCCGGGAAATCACTCGCAAGAAGGGGGTGCAGGCTGTCTACGCTGTGTAGAAAACTAGAACGGTATGACCAAGGTGAGGCTCATCGAAATTGGCTCCCGTCTGCGCGAGTGCAGGCTCGCTGCGAAGCTGAGCCCCGCAGAGGCCGGCGTCGAGGCGAAGTGTTCCGCCAAGACGATCTACGCGGTGGAGGCGGGGACGCGGGAAGTGGGGGCAGTCCGGCTGCAGGACCTGTGCCTGGCCTATGGCGTGTCTTCGGACTACATCCTGTTCGGCACGCACATGGTGCCGCAGGATCTCAGGGCCATCTTCTCCCGCGCCGGCCGCAGCGCGCCCAGCTCATAGACCACGCAGGGCCAGCTGCCATAGCAGGCAGGCGACAGCGGCCGCCGCGACGCGGGAGTAGGGCGGCGCCGCTCGATCCACCATGCTGGGCGCGAACCAGCCCGCCCAAAAAGGGAAGGCCAGCCAACCGAAGGAGCCGGACCAGAGCTGCGCCCAGTGTGTCACGCTGCTGTCGCCGGTGAGCGAGTGCAGGAGGGCGAGCCCCAGCCACGCCGGCGCCCACCATGCGGCGGCTCCCCAGCGCCGCGCCGCGATCATGCCTCCGGTTCCTCGCCCGGATCGAACAGGCTTTCCTGGCGCAACCGCGGGTCTGCCGGGTCCACTGTGATGGTGCTGGTGTCCTGGCGCCGCGCGTTGGCGCGCTCGGCCGCCTGGGCCACGCCGTAGCGGGCGAAGATCTCGTCAGCCTCGGCCTGGCGTTCGGCCGCGCGGGCCGCGATCTCGGCATCGAACGCCTTGCGGTCCTTGTCCAGCAGACGCCGATAGTTCTGCAGCATCGTCCACTCGTCGTCGTTCACGCGGTGGAACACCTCGCCCTTCGTTGACGGCGGGTCCAGCTCGAGCAGCTGGCGCACCAGTTCCATGCGGGTGCGCTTCGGGGCCGACGTCCCCTTTTCCCATTGCTGGACCGTCTGCCAGTTCAGGTATTGCCCTTCCGGACGACCTTCCGCCTTGCTGACCTCGGCGGCCAGCCGCGCCATGGACCAGCCCTTCTGCTCCCGGGCCGCCTTGATCTGCTGGTGGATGTCATCCATGGGTGCAAGTTTTTCATGCAGCCCATTGCAGTCCAATGCAAGATCGCCTAGTATTGCTAGAGAATCTAGTAAAGGCGCGGAATGGACCAGCAAGGCAACACCCCTGAATCAGCAGTAGCGCGGGCCGTCCGCATCCTGGACGGCTCGGTCAACGCGGCCCGCCGGCTCGGTGTGGAGCGCTACCAAAGCGTGCAGTCGTGGGTGCGCGAGGGCAGGGTGCCGGCGCCCTACGCCCCAGCGGTGGCCGAAGCGACCGGCGTGCCGGTGTGGGAGCTGCGCCCCGACGACTGGCATCGCATCTGGCCGATGTTGATCGGCACGGACGGCGCCCCGGAGGTCCCGGCGGCGGCAGAGAAGAAAGCGGCGTGATGTCATGGCTCGTCAATTTGCCCTGCTGAGCCTCGCAACGCCACGCAATCTTGCTGCGGAGGGTTGCGCACCATGACTCAACCGACCCTGTTGTCCGTGGAGGTTCCCCTCTCGGAAGTGATGCGCAAGCCCACCCTGGGCCGCGCGATCGAATACTGCGCCGAGCTCGCCGGCTACTCCTACGACAAGGAATTGGAGGCCGCGCTGGCCAAGCACGGCGTCAAGGTCGATGCGACCCAGCTCACACGCTGGAAGCAGGGCGGCGAGGGCATCAAGTGGGACAAGTTCTGCGGCCTGATGGATGTGTGCGGCAACGACGCGCCCCTGCTGTGGATGAACTACGACCGGGGCTACGACCTGCACGCCATGCGCCGGCGGGAGTCGGAGCTCGAGCAGCAGCTGCGCCTGGCGCGCGAAGAAAACCTGGCGCTGCGCCGCGTGCTGCAAGGGGGTGCGCCGTGACCATCCTCCTCCTCTGGCTGGTCCCCAGCATCGTGCTGGTGGCCGCCCTCGCCATGCGGCGCGCCGAGCGCGACCTGGCCCAGGTGGCGGAGGACGAGAGATCGTGACCCGCATCTACGTCGCCGGCCCCATGACGGGCCTGCCGGAATTCAACTTCCCTGCCTTCCACGCCGCGGCCGCCAAGCTCCGCTCGCTGGGCTACGAGGTGGAGAACCCCGCCGAGAACCCGACGCCGCCGTGCGGATCCTGGCTGGCCTACATGCGCATGGCCGTGGCCCAGGTCGCGACGTGCGACGCCGTGGTGCTGCTGCCCGGGTGGGAGGCATCGAAGGGCGCGCGCGTGGAGTTCCATCTGGCCGAAGGCATGGGACTGCGGGTCCTGACCCTCGACGCTGCACTGGCCCAGCACGTGGAGCACCACCCCGTATGACCAGCGCGCACTCCCAGCCGGTTGCCTGCAATTTCGCCGCGTGTCCCGACCATCTGCGTCAGCGCGGCGCGGAATCTCCCGTAGGCGAAGGCAGACACAGCCGTGCCGGAGGGCTGCCGCGGTGAACTTCTACAAGCACCACATCGGCGACTACGCCCAGGCCACGGCGCACCTGTCGTTCGTAGAGGACGCGGCATACAGCCGCCTGATCCGCAAGTACTACGCCGACGAGCGCCCGCTGCCCGCCGACCTGAAGGCGGTGCAGCGCCTGGTTGCCGCACGCACGCGCGAGGAAAAGGAGGCCGTCGCCTCCATGCTGGACGAGTTCTTCGACCTGCGCGAGGACGGCTGGCACAACAAGCGCTGCGACGCCGAGCTGACGAAGGCGAACGCCCAGGCGGAAACGAATCGTCTGATCGCGGAAGAACGCGAGGCCAAAAAGCGAGCACGACGGGAGCACGAATCGTTCAACGAATCGTTGCACGACCCGAGCACGAATCGTTCACCAGTGTTTAGTGGGGAGCGTGAACCTAGCCAGACTCCAGACTCCAGACTCCAGACACCAGACTCCATATCCCCTTCGGGGATGACATCTGGGATAGGTAGTGCCAGTAGCCCATCGCCGTCCGGCGACGGGTTGCCGCCGCTGCTCGGCGAAGACCCGCCTGGGCCCGCACTCCCACCCTGCGACCACCAGGCCGTGCTCGCCCTGTGGCGGGAGCACATGCCCACGAACCCGCAGCCCGTGAAGTGGACCGACACCCGCCGCAAGCACCTGCAGGCCCGGTGGCGCGAGCTGTTCGCCGAGGGCAAGGTGCACAACCGCGACGAGGCGCTGGCCTGGTTCGCCCGGTTCTTCCGCTACCTCGCGAAGTCGAAGTTCCTCACCGGCCGCGTGCCGTCGCGCGAGCCCAGCCGCCCCCCCTTCCTCGCCGAGCTGCCGTGGGTTCTCTCGCCGGAGAACTTCGTGCAGTGCATCGAGGGCAAGTACCACCCGGAGACCTGACCCATGGCTCGCACCTCCTTCCCCGATGGCGAATCCATCGCCGACGCGATCCCCCACACCCCTACGCGCCGCGCCTACCGCTGCTTCGCCGAGCAGTGCCCCATGCCCGGCACCATCACGCCCAGCGGCGCCGGCAGCCCCACCTGCGCCTGGCACTACGGCGTCGTGTCGAGCGACATCCCGAAGGTGACGCGCGTGCTGCTGGACTGGCAGTGCGTCAGCTACGAGGCCAACGAGGCGCGCCGCGTCCTGACGGGGGAGCTGGCCACGGACCCGGGTGCGATCGACATCGCCTTCCGCAACGCCTGGGAGCGCCTGCAGCCCCTGGTGCCCGGATGGGAGGCGCAGCTGCAGCCCGGGAACATCCGCACCAGCAAGGGCGTCGAGCGCCCATTCCGCGAGGGCTACGGCGACTGGGCCAAGCGCCTGGACCAGTTCCTCGGCGCCCGGGTGGTCGAAGTCCTGTCGATCCGGCAGAGGGCGGCCGCATGAACCGCGCGCTGTCCCCCGCCCAGATCCGCCGCCAAGCCTCCACCGCCGTGCGCAACCGCATCCGCGGCGCGATCTCCGGCTACGGCCTGCCTCTGCGCCAACCCGAGCCCACCGAAACCGCGCTGAGCGACGAGGAGGTGAGGGTGGGGGTGCGACTCGGCCTGATCCGCCACCACGCGCGCGTGCGCGCATTTGCCGAGGGAGCCAGGCCATGAACTGCAAGCCGGGAGAGCTCGCGATCGTCGTGAAGGGCGCTGGCCCGCTGACGGCGTGCATCGTGGGCAAGGTGCTGCGCGTGACGCGCGCTGTGTTCGATGGCGAGCCGTGCTGGGAGTACGAAGGCCCGCGCCTGGTCGTTCCGCGGTGGGGCCCGCTCGAGGTGATCGAGGACGAATTCCTCCGCCCGATTCGCCCCGGCGGCATCACCGAAGAGGAAGTGGGCGAGCTGTACGCGCCGAAGCAACCGGAGCACGCCTGATGGCCTACGCAACCCAGCCCGGCACCTTCCCGCACCGCGTGGTGGAGTGGCTGCGCCGCAAACCGGACGGCTTCGAGTGCAGCACCGCGGAGATTGCCGCGGCGATGGACTTCGACATGGACGCGGTGGCGCCGTGTCTGGTGAACGCGCGCAAGCACGGCGCGCTGGCAACCCGCAAGGTTGCGAGGCCCCACGGCGTGATGCTGCTGTGGCGGCTGGGCGATGGTCGGCCGGAGCAGCGCGATCCTGCGGTGGCCGCGTACGACGCGCGTGTGGAGGCCGCGACGCAGGGCAAGCGCAACGACCTGGTGCCGCCGCAGTTTCGCGCGCTGGAGTGGGAGGGCAAGCTGCTGGTGACGGGCATGCAGATCGTCGACGGCGTGGCGGTGTTCGAGCCGCACCAGGTGCTGCAGCTGAAGCGGCACACGGACTGGTGGAGGGCGTCGGCATGATCCAGCTCACCCTCCCGTACCCGATCAGCGCGAACCGCTACTGGGTGCAGTTCGTGCTCGGCAAGGGCAAGGCGGCGCGGATGATGCAGGCGCCCAGCCCGGAGGCCAAGGCGTACAAGGCCGCCGTGATGCAAGCCGCGGTGCTGGCTCGCATCGGCCAGCCGATCACGGGCCGCGTGCGGCTGGACATCGAGCTGTACCCGCATCGCCCGCAGGACTGGGCCAAGCGCGCCGCCCGCGCGCCGCTCACCTGGGACGATGACGTGCGCTGCATCGACCTGGACAACGCCAACAAGGTGCTGCTGGACGCGCTGAAGGGCATAGCCATCGACGACGACAAGTGGGTGCGCGAGCTGTACAGCCGGCGCATGGAGCCGGACGGCGAAGCGCGCGTGGTGGTGACGATCACGCCGCTGGTGATGGCGGCGAGTCCGCAGGCGGAATTGCTGGAGACGACCTGATGCCAATCAAGCCCGAGAACCGCGCGCGTTACCCGAAGGATTGGCCGCAGATCGTGGCCAAGGTGCGCGAGCGCTCTGGCGACTGCTGCGAGGGTTCGCCAGCCTTCCCGGACTGCCGCGCTCCGAACGGCCAGCCACACCCGGTCACCGGCAGCAAGGTGGTGCTGACTACCGGCCACCTTGACCACGTGCCGGAGCACTGCGAGCTGGAGAACCTGCGGCACTGGTGCCAGCGCTGCCACCTCGTGTACGACGGCAAGCACCACGCGGAAACGGCCTACGCGACGCGCAAGGCGGCGGCCAAGACCACGGACCTGTTCGCATGACCCTCACCCTCCGCCCACCAGGCCGCGGCAACTGGACCCCGATCATCCTGCGGGTGGAGGGTGCGCGCGCCTGTCCGCTGCTGGTGCGCGTGGGCCAGCGCATGCTGCTCGGGGGGCAGGAGTTCCGGATCGCGAAGGTGGCGGCGTGAAGAACTTCCTCGGACTTCAAGCCGGCGCGCTGGCGATTGGAACCTTGAGCGGCCTCGGCTTCGACCAGCCCGATGTCGGCTTCGCGTTCTGCATGGTCGCAGCTTCCGTGTGGATCTTCGCCCACTGGCTGCTCTGGGACAGCAAGGCATGACCTACCCCAAGGTCCGCCGCATCGACTGGTTCCGCGTGATCGTGGACCTGGAGCGGGCCCGCTGGTCCTTGGAGCGCATCGCCGTGGCTGTCGAGCGCAGCAAGGGCTGGGTCTCCAACCTGAAGAACATCCCCGGCACCGAGCCGCGGTTCCACGACGGCCTGATGCTGCTCGGGCTGTGGTCGCAGGTCACCGGCAAGGACCGGGCCAGCGTCGAGGTGCAGCACCACCCCGCCGAGAAAGGTCAGGAACGTGCACGCCCACGCCCGGACACTGCCCCGGCTTCCCCATCCATCCCACCCAAGGAACGCAATGGCAACGAAAAAGCTCCAGCCGCAAACCCCCGGCGCCCAGTCGCAGACCACGGAATCCGAGACCGAGCACGGTGCGGAGCCTGACGCTGCAGCCGGCGGCGCCGAGCAGGCCGAAGCTGACGAGCTCCCGCCGGACCTGGACGCTGAGGTCGAGCGCCGCGTCGCCGCCCGCATGGCCGCCCAGGCCAGGGCCGTGCCGAAGCCCCCGGTCGCCGCGCCGCGCAAGGGCCCGCCCGAGGTCTCCATGGCCGACGCCATCGCCCAGCAGGCCGCGCTGCCGCCGCACAAGCGCACCTCCGTGCTGACGCCCGAGGGCTACTACTGCCCGCCCGGCATGGGCGAGCAGGCGAAGAAGGACTGACGGCCATGTGCACCGGCGCGGAATTCATGGCTGTGATGGCCGCTGGTGCCAGCACCATGCAGGCCGTCGCCGCTTCGGACAAGAAGGGACCGGACCCGGCCGAGGAGCGCGCCAAGGCCGAAGCCGAGGCGACCCGCAACGCTAACGCGAAGATCAGCATGACCCGCAAGGCGATGCGCGACAACTCGCTGCTGACCGGCGGCGGTGGCGGCACGCTCGGTGCCCCGGCTACCGCTGCTGCTGCTGGCGGCGGGCGCAAGACGCTGGGGGTGTGATGCAGCTGTCGCTGATCGCCCTCGCCACCGCCCGCGTGTGCCGCGGCTTCGTCACCATCCGCCCCGCGATGAGTGCGCGCGCCTTCCGCGGTGCTGGCGGCCAGATCCGGAGCATCCGCCGTGGCTGACCCGACCCGCATCAAGCGCACCCTGGCCGACATGAAGGCCGAGCGCCAGCGGCACGAGCAGGTCTGGAAGGACTGCTACGACTGGTCCTACCCCGAGCGCGGCTCCGGCTTCATGACCACGGTCACGGACGCCAACGACGCTCAGCGGCGCAAGGCGAACATCCTCGACTCCACCGCCGGCGACTCCGTGCAGGTCGGCGCCGCGACGATGGTCGACGGCACCGTCCCCGCGAACGCCCGCTGGTTCGGCATCGACGTGGGCACCGAAAGCGACGAGGAGTCGACCTGGCTGGACGGCAGCTCGCAGTTCATCTGGGAGAACATCCACAACAGCAACTTCGACGCCGAGGTGTTCGACCAGACCACCGACGAGTTCGTGGCCGGCTGGGCGGTGCTGTACTGCGAGGAAGGTCCGGGCGGCGGCTACCACTTCGAGAACTGGCCGCTGGGGCAGTGCTACATCGCCAGCCGCAAGGTCGGCGGCAAGGTGGACACGGTCTACCGCGAAGTCGAGATGAACGTGTCGCAGGTGGTCGCCACCTACGGCATCGACAACGTGTCCGACAAGGTCCGGCAGGACTTCACCGCGGGCAAGCTGGCGACCAAGGTCATGGTCGTGCACGCGATCGAGCCGCGCGAGATGTACGTGGTGGGCGGCAAGCTGGCGAAGAACCTGCCGGTGGCGTCCTGCCACATGGAGGTCGACACCAGCCACGTCCTGCGCGAGGGCGGCTACCACGAGTTCCCGTGCATGGTGCCGCGCTGGATGCGCCTGCCGAACAGCGCCTACGCCACCGGCCCAATGTCCCGCGCGCTGCCGGACGTGAAGACGCTCAACGAGGTGGTCAAGTGGGACCTGATGGGCGCGGAGACCACGCTGGCCCCGCCGCTGATCGCCGAGGACGACGGCGTCCTGAACACCAAGAACATCAAGATCGGCGCGCGCAAGGTCATCGTGGCCAACAGCGTCGACAGCATCAAGCCACTGATCACCGGCGCCAACGTGCAGTACGGCGCGCTGAAGATCGAGCAGCTGCAGGCCGCGGTGCGCAAGGTGCTGATGGCCGACCAGTTGCCGCCGGCGGATGGCCCGGTGAAGACGGCCTACGAGTGGTCGGTGCGCGTGCAGACCCTGCGCAAGATCCTCGGCCCGATGTTCGGGCGCAGGCAGGCGGAGTTCCTGCAGCCGCTGGTGGAGCGCACCTTCGGGATTGCCTGGCGCGCCAACGAGGCCAGCGGCTACGCGCTCATGGGCCGGCCGCCGGAGTCGCTGCGCGGGCGCAACTTCACGGTGCGCTACCTCTCGCCGCTGGCCAAGGCGCAGCAGCTGGAGGATGTGGCCAGCATGGACCGCTTCGAAGGCGACCTGCTCGCCACGGCGCAGGGAACGCAGGACCCCTCCGTGCTCGACGTGTACGACATGGAAGAAGGCAAGCGCACCAAGGCCAAGCTGCTGGGCGTGCCGCAGAAGCTGGTGCGCGACGAGAAGACCGTCGCCAAGGTGCGGCAGATGCGCCAGCAGGCCCAGGCCGCGGCGCAGGAGCAGCAAGCGCAACAGCAGGTTGGGATGGAAGCCGGCGCTGCGATGGCCAAGCGCATGGCGACGGGAACATAGGAGAACGAAATGGGTGTGAATGCCGTGCTTGGCAGCAATGGCTACGAGGTCAGCGGGGACGCGGCGTCCGTCACCGGCCGATCAGCAGTCGGGATTGCCAACGAGAGCTTCCTGCAACGCGCAATCCTTTCGGGGCGCGCAAGGCCCCGGGTCTACTCCGGGACCAACTGGGCCGCATCCCCCTCCGCAGTAACGGCTGGCGCCACAGTCTCTGCCAACATCGGCTTTTTCGTCTATCCGGGGAAGCGTTTTTTCCTGACGGGCCTCACCCTGTCTGCTGACGGCGCCTGCCTCGTCCAGGCCGACCAGACCCCCGACAACTCCGCCTGGTACACGTGGCTCGGTGTCACCAGTAGCGGCATGGCGTACTTCGCCACGCTGTCTGCGGTGTTCGGCTCTGGTGGCGGGTCCGTCCCCATTGACGTGCCTGCAGGCTACGTGATCGGAGAAAACTCGAGCTTCACGCTGAAGTACAAGAGTCCGACGACCGATGGCAGGAATGTCGCGTTCCTCGCGTCTGGCTACGAGGTGGACGACGAAACGAACCTCGATGGAGATGAGACGATTGCCGTGTTCGGCGACAGCACGGCATGGGGCGGCCCCAACATGGGCAACGACGCCGATGCTCGCGCGTACCTAGGAAACTGGCACTGGTCGCGCGTTTTCGTTGACGCAGCGCGGGCCGCTGGCGTCGATGCTCAGATCGTATGCAACATGGCCGAGGATGGCCGGACGATGCTGGAGGGGTATTACAACCTCGCTTCCGGCAAATACTTCCACAACGCGAAAACCTGGTTCGTCAGCTACGGGATGAATGACGCGGTGACGAGCAAGTTCCCAACCGAAGCGAAGTTCAAGGAAGCGGCCAAGGGGTGGATTGATCGACGCGACCGGCTCTACCCGGGCAAGGACGTCCGGGTGGTCTTTCTCTCACCCTCCAGCTCCGACGAAACGAGCAGAACCACCAACCTGCCGACGATCCGCACGTGGATCTCTGACGTAGCGAATAACGCAAGCTACGGCGGGGCCGCGAATAACGTGTTCTACGTCGATCAGTCCCAAGCCTGGGCGCTGCACGCAACTCCGGCGAGCGACACCAACATCAAAGCAACCGAGCGCGTCGCTGGAAGTCGCGTTCACCCGAGCGGCATTGGATCGGCCGCTATCGGTGCGTACCTGTGGGCGCAGCTGAAGACGCCGCTCTTTGGCGAAGCATGAGCCTCACCAAGAGTCGTCGGCCTGCTGGCGTTGCATGAGGATGGTCAGCTCGTGGATGGCTGCTGAGAAATATGGCTCGTCGCCCTCTACGGTGACGACCTGGAGCGTTCGTGGTGCTCCGCTGATTGAGTGCTTAATTCGCGGCGCGAAGGTCTGTAAAAGCCTTGTGATTTCCGCGACGTTGTGCCGATATATGTCGAAAGCGCGCTGCATCGTTCCGCTCCGGGCAATTTCGTGACCATTATCAACAGAAGCATGACGACGCTCGACGCCGACCGCCTCCCCGCCCTCTACAAGGCCATCTTCGAGGACGACGCCCGCGGCCAGGTGCTGCTGGCGGACCTGCAGGCGCGCTTCTGCCGCCGCCCGAACCCGGACGACTTCACGCAGGAGGGCATGCTGCGCGGCTTCGTGCGCACCCACCAGCGCGAGGTCGTCGAGTACATCGTCCGCCAGATCAACCGGGCGGACGGCGTGGAAGAAGAATCCGACCAACCCGATGGAGACATGCCATGAGCGAAACCGCGACCACCACCGAAACCGCTGACACCGCCGCTACGACCACGGCGGACACCAAGGGCGCCGCCGACACCAAGGCGACCACGGCCACCACCACGACCGTCGACACCGCCACGACCGAAAGCCTGCTGGCCAAGCCGGGCGCCAAGGCCGACGACAAGGCCGCCACGACGACCACCGACGAGCTGGCCTGGCTGCCGGAGAAGTACCGCGTGATGGACGCCGACGGCAAGCTCGATCTCGCTGCCTCCAGCAAGAAGCTGGGCGAGGGCTACGGCAACCTGTCGAAGAAGCTGGGCACAGGCGAAGCTGCGCCGGAGACGCCGGACGCCTACGTTTTCACGCCGCCCGAGCAGTTCAAGGACATCCCCCTCGACGAGGGCCTGAGCAAGTCCTTTCGTGAGCGGGCGCACAAGGCCGGACTCAACCAGCAGCAGTTCGAATTCGTCATGGGCGAGTACTTCACCCTGGTGCCCCAGGTGCTCAACGCTGCGGCCAGCCACACCGCTGCCGAAGCGAAGGCAGCTCTGTCCGAAGTGTGGAAGTCCCCGGCCGAGCTTGACGCCGGGGTAGCTGCGGCGAACCGCGCGCTGGCTGCCGCGCCGGAGGGCGCGCGGGATGCCGCCTTCGAGAAGTTCGGCCGCGACCCGGACTTCATCCAGATCATGGCTGCCTTCGGCAAGGAGATGCGCGAGGACACCACCCCGAGCAACGCCACCACGCAGACGGTGGAGGACATCGGCTCGCTGGTGTCGTCGGAGGCGTACCGCGATCCGAAGCACAAGGACCACGCCAGCGTCAGCGCCAAGGTGAAGTCGCACTTCGAGGCGAAGTTCGGCAACCAGCCGGTGCTGCGCTGAAATTCGGTCAGGAACGTAGACGCACACCCCTTGACACTTCGGGCCCATAGCAGGCCCGTGCGTGGCAGCCGGACACCCTGCAGCAAGCCCGAGCGGAGCGACGTGATAAGCCGGTCGCAACCGCCGTAGCGCAGGCCCGGCTCGCCGGACACCCTGAACCCAAGGCTGAACCCGTTCAACCTCTCAGGAGTTCTCGAAATGTCCGGCACCACCATCACGCAAGCCTTCGTGCAGCAGTGGGACACCTCCCTGCGCGCGGAGCTCGCCCAGAAAGAATCCCGCCTGATGAAGGCGGTCACCGACCGCGGCACCATCGTCGGCGAGTCGTTCACCATCACCAACTTGGACGACGACGGCAGCATCCTGCCGCTCAACACCGTCCGCCACGGCGACACCCAGTGGTCCGACGACATCTTCATCACTGCGGTGGTGACGATGAAGGACTACTTCGACGCCAAGCCCCTGGACCGGAACGACATCCCCAAGATGATCAACAACCCGGTCACCGGCGGCGACTACATGGCCAAGATGGTCGCCAAGCGCAACCGCACGGTGGACTACCTGATCTACCGCGCCGCGCGCGACAGCCAGCTGAAAAAGGACGGCACCTCCGAAGTGCTGCCCTCCACGCAGAAGATCGCGCACTCCAGCACCGGCTTCACCAAGGCCAAGCTGATCACCGCGCGCAAGATCTTCCGCGCCAACGAGTGCGACGAGCACAACGGCGAGGAGCTGTACATCATGTACACGGCCGACATGCTCGAGGACATCCTGTCCGACACCACGCTGACCAGCGCCGACTTCATGGCGGTGCGGATGCTGCAGTCCGGCGCCATCGACGGCAAGTGGATGGGCTTCAACTGGGTGCCGTTCGAAGGCATCGACCCGGTGTCCAGCTCCACCTACTACACGGTGGCCTGGGCGAAGTCCGGCATCCACCTGGGCAAGGGCTTCGAGGAAGGCGACGTGGGTCCGCGCCGCGACAAGAAGAACCTGACGCAGGTGTCGCTCGCGGCCAGCTACGGCGCGGGCCGCCAGCAGGCCAAGAAGGTCGTCGAGATCGCTTACCAGTAAGCGACCGCCACCACAGATCACCAACTGGAGCACGAAATGAAATCGCTCACCCTGATCATGATGATCGTCCTGGCGCTGGCCTTCCTGGTCGCGCTGATCTCCCCGGCCACCGTCAAGGAGCTGGGCCACAAGCTGCACGAGGCGACCTTCGCCCACATGCAGCGCAGCGGCCTGGTGCTGATGGCGGAGCAGGTGTCCAAGCAAGCGGCCAAGGTCGCTGCCGGCACCAAGCTGACCGGCGCGGACATCGGCAAGCCCACCTACGTGGTGATCACCTCGCCGGACACGGTGACCTGGGCGAACGGCGACACCATCGCCAGCCCGGTGCTGATCCCGAAGGGCTCGCGCCCGCTGTGCGGCGGCTTCGCCTCGCATGCGGACATGGGCACCTCGATCACCCTGGACGTGGGCCTGCGCACCGTCGCTGGCGTGGCCATCGACGCCGACGGCATCCACTCGGCGCTCGACGTGGCCACCGCCGCGGCTCGCGCTGCGCTCAATGACGGCGCCCTGGTGGCGGATGGCGTGGAGTACGTGACGACCGCGGACTGCTACATGTACGCCACGCTGGCCGGCGGCACGCCGACCGCGAACGCGCAAATCCGCATCGAGGTCCCGTTCCTGTTCCCGAGCTGAATCGGTTTCTTCATGGGTCGCCCTTCGCGGGCTTTCAACGGGGGCCGCTTGCGTGCCCCCGTTTTTCGTTGAGGTGGTTGCATGGCTTCTGACGTCTCGATCTGCAATGCGGCACTCCAGCTGCTGGGCGACAAGGTGATCGCCTCGCTGTCGGAGAACACCTCGCGGGCCACCCTGTGCAACAGCCTCTACACGCAGGCCAGGGCCGACATCCTGCGCGCCCACCCGTGGAACTGCCTGGTCACGCGCGCGACGCTGGCGCCCACCACGGACACCGCGCCCGGCGGCTGGGGTTACGTCTTCAACCTGCCCGGCGACTGGCTCCGCACCCTGAACGTGGGCGAGGAGGACGGCGTCCCCGAGGACTACGTCATGGAGGGCCGCAAGATCTTCGCCAACAGCGCCACCCTCTACCTGCGCTACCTGGCCAACAAGTCGGAGGGCAACTGGGATGCCCACCTGGTGGACGTGCTCACCAAGCGCATGGCCGCCGATCTCGCCTACCCGATCACCAAAAGCGCCAGCATGGTGGAGCTGCGCGAGAAGAAGCTGGCCCAGGCCATGCAGCAGGCCAAGTCGGTGGACGGCCAGGAGAACCCGCCGGAAGACTGGGGCGACAGCCCGCTGATCTCGGTGAGGTACTGATGCCCAAGCTGCAGGTCATCGCCACGAACTTCACCGCGGGCGTCTGGAGTCCGAAGCTGCGCGGCCGCGTCGACCTGGAGAAGTACAACAGCTCCCTGCGCGACGGCGAGAACATCGTGGTGCTCAAGCACGGCGGCATCACGGCCCGCCCGGCGCTGGACTACCTCGGGCCGATCCACGACGAGAGCGCGCAGGCGCGGCTGGTGCCCTTCATCTACGCGAACGACGACGCCTACGTGATCGAGTTCGGGCCGTCGCAGATCCGTTTCTGGAAGGACGGCGCGCTGGTGGAATCCTCCCCCGGCGTGCCCTACACGGTGACCAACCCGTACACGGCGGCGCAGAACCGCGAGTTCGACTACGTGCACTCCGGCGACACCCTGATCATGGTGCACCCGGACGTGCCGATGAAGCGCCTGCGCCGGTTCGCCGACGCCAGCTGGGTGTTCGACGCCGCGCCGCTGGCGCCGGGCCCGATCGGCGAGGTGGGCGCGCGCGCCAACATCCAGATGACGCTGTCGGCGGTCACGGTGGGCAGCCGCACCCTGACGGCGGCGTCCAACTTCTTCCGTGAGGCAGACGTCGGCCGCACCTTCACCTGCGGCCTGGGCGTCGCGGAGGTCACCGCCTACACCAGCACCACGCAGGTCACCGTGGAGATCACAACCGCCTTCGCCGCCACCGTGATGGCCGGCAACACGTGGCTGCTGGAGGGCTCGCCGCTGTGCATCCTGGTGCCGGGAGACAAGGACCCGGTGGGCGCCAGCACCAACCTGGTGGCCGCGGTGTCGGCCTTCCGCACCTCCGACATCGGCTCCTACGTCCAGATCAACGGCGGGCTGTGCAAGATCACCTCCCTGGGCAGCATCGCGGCCGACTCCGACACCTACGACGGCGACGGCTTCACGACCACCTTCGACTACACCTTCCAGCTGCTGTCGCCCACCGAGCTGACCGTGACGGTCGACGGCGTCCCCAAGGCGTACCTGACCGACTACGAGCTGACGAACGTGGGCAACCCGGCGGGCGGCCGGGTGAACTTCATCACCCTCGCGCCCCCGGCGACGGCGCCCGGGAACGTGGTGATCAGCCGCGCCGCCGGCTCCCCGAACACCGCCGGGGCCGTGATCGTGCAGGAGCTCACCAGCGTCACCGCGGCGCCGGAGGACGCCTGGGTCATCAAGACCGACCTGTGGAACGCGGTGGACGGCTACCCCTCGGCGGTGGCGTTCTTCCAGCAGCGCCTCTACGCGGCGAACACCGCGAAGTACCCGCAGTCTTTCTGGGGCAGCCGCTCCGGCCTGTTCTTCGACTTCACGCCCGGCACCGACGACGACCACGCCGTCTACAAGACGATGGACAGCCGGCGCGCCAACCCGATCCGCTACCTGCACAGCGACCGCACGCTGGTGGCGCTGACCGACCCGGCCGAGTTCGACGTCCGTGGCGGCGTGGAAAAGCCGGTCACCCAGACGAATGCCAGCATCACCAAGCAGTCCGGCTGGGGCTGCGCGGCGGTGAAGCCCGAGGATGTTGGGGATAACGTGCTGTTCGTGCAGCGCGGCGGCAAGGTGATCCGCGCGCTGACGCCGCTGGAGATCGACGGCTTCACCGCCCGCGACATCAGCGTGTTCTCGGAGCACCTGGTGCAGGATGGCGTGGCCGGCATCACCTTCCAGCAGACCCCGGAGAGCGTGGCCTGGGCGCACCTGGACTCCGGCGACTTCGTGGCGATCAGCTACAGCACCGAGCAGAACCTGATCGCGCTGGCGCCCGGCAGCACGGGCACGGCCGGCGCGCCGGGGCACGTGGAGAGCATGTGCACGGTGCCGGAGGGGTCGGCGGAGATGACCTACGCCATCGTGCGCCGTACCATCGACGGCACCACGCACCGGTACATGGAGCGCTTCAACTGGAATGTGAACCCGGGCATGGACAGCCGCGCCGTGGGCACCGGCGGCCCGACGACCTGGGGCGGCTTCGACCACCTCGAGGGCGAGCAGATCACCCTGCTGGTGGACGGCATCGCGGCCGGCACGCAGACCGTGGTCGGCGGCGAGGTGACGACCGACGCCGACGCCGTGGAGGTGATCGGCGGGCTGGCCTACGTGCCGCGCGGCACGCTGCAGGACGTGGAAGTCGGCACCGGCTCGGGCACGGCCCAGGGCCAGACCATGAGCGTGCACCAGGTCACCGTGCGGGTCTACGAGACCTACGGCTGCACGGTCGGCGACGAGCAGCTGGCCTTCGAGCAGTTCGGCGATGGGCCGCTGGACGGCGAGGCGCCGCTGTTCACGGGCGACATCCAGGTCAGCTCGCACGGCTGGTCGAACGATGGCACCGCGCCGCTGGAGATCAGCCAGCCCGACCCGTATCCGTGGACGGTGCTGGCGGTGATCCGCAGCATGACGGTGAACGCAGGATGATCCGCCCCGCCACCCTCGACGATCTGCCGCAGCTGCTGGTGCTGGGCGAGCGCATGCACGCCGAAAGCCGCTACCGCGTGCTGGCCTTCGATCGCACCATGGTGGTCGAAACGCTCGGCTCCTTGATCGGCTCCGACATGGGTTTCCTCTGGGTGGCTGGCGCCGATCGCATCACCGGCGGGCTGGCGGCCATGTGCATGCGGCACTGGTGCAGCCCCGACCTGGTGGCGGCGGACCTGGGCATGTTCTTCGATCCGAGCGAACGCGGCGGCCTGGACGTGGTGCGGCTGGCCAAGCAGTACCGCCTGTGGGCCCGCGAGCGCGGCGCCAAGCTGATCGACCTGGGCGTGAGCACCGGCGTGGACGCCGATCGCACCGCCAGCCTTTTCGACCGCATCGGGTTCCCCCGGTTCGGAACCATCCACACCGCGGAGTCCTGACGATGTGCACCCTTTCGACGATGACCGCCATGAAGGCCGGCGGCACCATGCTGCAGGGCTACGGCGAGATGAGCGCTGCCAACATGGAGGCCGGCCAGCTGCGCATGGAAGCCGCCGGCGAGCGCGACGCGGCGCAGGCGCAGGCCGAGCGCATTCTGCGCGCCACCCGCAAGGAACGCGGGGCCGCGCGGGCAGCGCTGACGGCCAGCGGTACCGCCCTGGACGAGTTCGCCCTGATCAACGAGGAGGACATCCAGCTGCGCGGCGAGATGGACGCGGCGATGGCGACTCTCACCGGCGCGCGGCGCGCGCGCTCGCTGGAGACCAAGGCGTCGCTGAAAGCCTCTGCCGGGCGCAACGCCTTCCTGGGCAGCCTGGTCAGCGGCGGCAGCTCGCTGTACGACGGCTGGAAGGGCGCCAAGGAGCCGGTGGACTACGGCGCCATGGACGACCTGTACCACTCCAACCGCAGCCTGGGGGATTGAGCGATGGCGAAAATCCCAGCCGGTGAGCAGTTCGGCAACGTCGTCGCGGAGCCGCAGCGCGCGGTGAGCGCGCCTCGCGGTGCCTTCGGCGAGACGGTCAGCCAGGCGGTCGCCGTCGTGGGCGACAACATGCTGGCCAAGGCCGAGGCCGAGGAGCGCCGGCTGGCCATCGAAAAGCGCCAGGAGGAGCGCGAGGCGCTGGCGCAGCGCAAGGCGTCCGAGCGCGCGGCCGCGCTGAACAAGCAGCTGGCCGGCGCCGACAACCTGCAGGCGCTGCACGACGACTTCACCGAGAACGTGAAGGCCGGCCGCGTGCCGAAGGACCAGGTGGACGCCGAGTGGCAGCGCCAGAGCACCGAGCTGCTGGGCTCCGCCATGGAGGACGTTCCGGACGAGCACCGGCCGTCCGTGCAGACGGCGCTACAGGACAAGGTGCGCAACCTCTCGCGCGGCGTGCGCAAGGCGGTGGTGGCGCGCGACCAGACCGAGACCCTGTCCAGCCTGAACGGCACGCTGGAGCAGACCAGCCGCGCCTACCTGAAGGATCCGGCCGGAGCGCAGAAGCTGACCGACGAGGTGCTGAACAACCTCGGCCCGGCCGCCGGGCTGACCACGGAGCAGATCCGCGCGGCCGGCCAGAGGTGGAAGGAATCGACCCGGTTCAACATGGCCAGCACGCTGGTCAACGGCGCCCGCCGGGACAACAAGGCGCTGGACGCGGTGGCCGCGCGCCTGAACGGCGACGAGTTCGCCGACCTGGATCCGCAGCGCCGCACCACGCTGCTGGCGCAGGTCGAAGGCTTCCGCGTCTCCAACATCACCGCGGCGGAAGCGGCGGCGCGCCGGGCGGAGGCCCACGCCGAGCGCACCCTGCGCAACGCCGAGGCCGAATTCAACGCCGGCCGCACACTGGTGATGGAAGGCAAGATGCCCAGCCAGGAGTGGGTGTCCTCCGCCATGGCGAAGATGGCCGGCACGCCGTACGCCGCCGCCTTCGGGCAGCTGGTGAAGTCCGCCGGCACGAACGCCGCCTTCGGCAGCCAGCCGGTCGCGGTCATGGATTCCACGATCAACGGCCTGCGCGCCCAGCTCAACTCCGCAGGCACCGACCCGAAGACCGAAAAGCAGCTCCGGGAGCTCGAGCAGATCCGCGACGCGGCGCGCCGGGACTATTCCGAGGACCCGCTGCCGGCGGCGCTGGAGCGCGGCATCCTGGCCCAGATCGCGCCGCTGGACGTCCGCTCTATCGGGGCCGCCACCGCCGGCCTGGCCGCGCGCGTCGAGCAGGCGCAGGTCGTGTCCACCCGCGTGGGCGCGCCGGTCTCGCCGCTGCTGCGCGCCGAGGCCGAGCAGGTCTCCAAGCTGATCGCCGCGCTGCCGGTGGAGCAGCGCAGCACCGCCATCGCCGAACTGTCGCAGGCCGCCGGCCCGCGCATGGCCTCCGCCATCGGCCGGCAGATCGCCAGCAAGGACAAGGCGCTGGGGCTGGCCATCGCGATGGGCGGCAGCAAGACCACCTCCGGCCGGCACGCCTCCGAGCTGGTGCTGCGCGGCGCGCAGGCGCTGAAGGACCGGGCGGTGAAGGAGGACAACGCGGCGCTGACCGGCGTGCGCGCCCAGGTGGCGGCGCAGATCGGTGACGCGGTGGCGGGCGAGGCGCGCGAGCAGCTGATCGAGGCGTCCGTGCTGACCTACTACGGCATGGGCTCGGAAGGCGACGCCGACCTGGGCCGGGCCGTGCGGCTGGCCACCGGCGGCGTCACCGAGCGCGGCGGGCGCAAGGTGCTGCTGCCGTACGGGCTGCCGGAGGCCGACTTCGACCGCAAGCTGCGCGCGCTGACGCCGGACGCCATCAAGGTGCCGGAGGTCTACATCGACGGCAAGCCGATGCCGGCGGCCGAGTTCATGAAGAAGGTGCCCGACGCCGCGCTGGTGACCGTGGGCGACGGCCGCTACCAGGTGCGCGCCGGCCGCTCGCTGGCCACCGACAAGGATGGCCGCCCGGTGACGCTGGAGGTGCGCTGATGCCGATCATCGACGCCCACGAGGGCGACCTGCAGGCGGCCTCCACGGACCTGGTGCAGCGCCCGCAGGCGCCGCGCAAGGAGTCGCCGCGCTTCTCCATCTGGGGCACGCTGACGGCAGCGCCCAAGGGCATGGCGGCCGGCGCGGCCGACGCGGCCGGCTCCACCGCCGACCTGCTCGGCGCCTTCGGCCAGGCGCTGGCCACCACCGAGCCCAGCGCCGGCGGCATGTTCTCCCTGCCCACCCCGAAGGAGCGCAAGGAAAACGCCGCCGCCACCGAGAAGATGCGCACCGAGGGGCTGGACTTCATGTCCGAGGGCGGCCGGTCCTTCCGCAACGCGTCGAGGGACTACATGCCGGACCCGGCCACCGCGCACGCCGCGGAGCAGGCGGTGGGCGAGCTGTTCCGGGTCGGCACCAAGGCCATCGCCGCGGCGGCCGTGATGGGCCCGGTGGCCGGCGCTGTCGTCTCCGGCGCGGAGGAGGGCTTCACCGCCTCCGACAAGCTGGCGCAGCAGGGCGTGGACCTGGAGACCCGCAGCGCCGTCGGCGCCGTCACCGCGGCGGTGCAGGCCGGCAGCTTCGCGCTCCCGGTGGCGGGCAAGACCTGGGGGCAGACCATCGGGCTGGCGCTCGCCGGCGGGCCCACGGCCTATGTCGCCCAGCAGGCCGCGACGCGGCACATCCTGGCCGAGGCCGACTACACCCGGCTGTCCGAGCAATACGACCCCTTCGACCCGGTGGGGCTGACCCTGTCGACCGTGCTGCCCTTCGGCTTCGGCGCCATCGCCATGCGCGCGGCACGCACCACGCATGCACCGGCGCCGGAGGTGGTGGACGCCGCGCGCACGGCGCTGCTCACCGAGAACGTCACCGTCACGCGCCCGGTGCCAGCCGAGGACTTCACCGGCGCCGCTGCCCACGAGCGCGCCTACGAGCAGGCCATCGACCAGCTGGCCGCCGGCCGCCGGGTGGATGTCGCGGAGGTGGCGCCGGCGGGCGAGCGCATCGTCGGGGAGCTGTCGCCGCGGCTGGCCGAGATCAAGGCGGCGATGGACGAGCAGGATGCGGCGCTGGGGCGGGTGGTGCAGGAAGCGCCGCCGCTGGCCGCCGTCGACGATGCCCAAGTCACGGCAAGCACGCCCGACGCCGCTGCGCCGGCCGCCAAGTCCGCCGAGCCCCACGGCATCCCGGTGGAAGACCCCGCCCTCGACGCCCGTGCCACCGCCATCGAGCAGGCCACGCCCGACCTGATGGTGCAGCTGGAGGGGATGGACAAGCCGGTGCGCGCGGCCGACCTGATGGCCTCCCTGCGCCAGGAGCTGGAGCAGGACCTGCGCGAGGTGCCGCTGGTGCAGGCCGCGGCCGAGTGCTTCCTGGCTACCCTGTGAACGCCGCGATGAGCCCGAGCCCGGCCCCGATCGCGACCAGCACGCCCATGACCTTGCTGTACGACTTGACCGCGTGCCAGGCGTGCGCCAGCGAGCCGGTCATGGCCAGGATCGGGCCGCCCACGAACACCACCACCAGCAGCGCGATGACGCCGGCCGTCTTCAGGGCGGTGAGGAAGGATTCCACGTGAAACCCGAATGTATCAGGGCAGTGTCGCGAGCGGCAGGCCGTGCCCTTTCCGACGCCGAGGTCAAGGCGATCGACGACCGGATGGACGCCACCATGCGCCGGCTGGCGCAGGCCGACCCGGAAGGCTGGCGCGGCAAGGCCATCGACCAGCGCGTGTCCGAGGCCGCCACCGCCGCGATGCAGGACCTGCAGGCCGCCGCCGCCCGGAAGCTGGCGAACGCCCAGCGGCAGGTGGTCGCGACGGCCGCCACGCAGCAGCGCATCGCCAACCTGGCCGCCCAGCATGCCGACCGTGGCGCCTCGCATGCCCTGGTCGCCGACATCGAGAACACCCAGCTGTACGTGGAGGGCGTCAAGCGCGCCGCCGTGTCCGAGCTGATGGACCTGGTGGACGCCGCCACCAGCACGCAGGGCGCCACCATCGGCCGCAAGGTGCTGCAGTTCCTGTTCGACGCCCAGAACCCGGACATGACCCGCGACCTGGTGGCGGAGATCTTCGGCAACGGCAAGGCGGGCACCGGCAACGCCATCGCGCGCGCCGGCGCCGAGGCATGGCTGAAGACCATCGAGGGCATGCGCACCCGGTTCAATGCCGCCGGCGGGGACGTGGGCAAGCTGGCCTACGGCTACCTGCCGCAGGCGCACGACAGCGCGCGCATCCGCCAGGCCGGCGCGCAGAAGTGGGCCGCGCAGACGCTGGGGCTGCTGGATCGCCGGCGCTACGTGCGCGAGGACGGCTCCCGCATGAACGACGGCGAGGTGCTGCAGCTGCTGACCGCGGCGCATGAGACGCTGGCCTCGGACGGCCTGTCCAAGCAGGTGCCGGGCGCCTTCAAGGGTTCCGGCGCGCGCGCGAACCGCGGCATGGACAGCCGGGTGCTGCACTTCAAGGACGGCGAGAGCTTCCTGCAGTACAACCGCGCCTACGGCCTGGGCAGCATGTACGACGCCATGGTGGCGCACGTGGGCGGCATGGCCCGCGACATCGCCCTGATCGAGCGCTACGGCCCCAACCCAAACCAGCAGTTCCGCCTGCAGAACGACATCGCCGCGCAGGCCGACCAGGGCGGCAAGCGGGTGTTCGGGAACAAGGCGGAGGCGTACTGGGACATCCTCACCGGCGTCACCAGCACGCCCGAGTCGGCGCGCATCGCCCTGGTGGGGCAGACCACCCGCAACATCCAGACCTTCGGCAAGCTGGCCGGCGCGGTGATCTCCAGCCTCACGGACCTGGGCAGCATCATGGTCACCACCGGCTACAACAAGCTGCCGTACTGGGACCTGCTGCGCAACACGATCAAGGGCGGCACCAAGGAGGGCAAGGAGTTCGCCGCGGCGCACGGCCTGATCGCCGAGTCCATGATCAACGACCTGAACCGCTGGGCCGGCGAGAACATCAGGAACGACTGGAGCGGCAGGCTGGCCAACAGCACCATGCGCCTGTCGCTGATGAACGCCTGGACGGATACCCTGCGCCGCGGCTTCAGCATGACCATGCAGCAGGGGCTCGGCCGGCTGGCGGGCAAGAAGTGGGCGGACCTGACCGAGTGGGACCGCACGCACCTGCAGCGCAAGGGCATCGAGGAGGTGGACTGGGAGGTGGTCAACGCCGCCCAGCTCACCCCGTACAACGGCAGCCAGTTCCTCACGCCGGAGGCCATCGCCGCCAGCGGCCACCCGCGCGCCAACGAGGTGACCGCCAAGGTGCTGGGCTTCATCACCGACGAGTCCGAGTACGCGGTGATCAATCCGGACATGGCCACCAAGGCGATCCAGAGCTGGGGCGGCGAGCAGACCGGCACGATCAAGGGCGAGCTCGCGCGCGCGGTGATGCAGTTCAAGTCCTTCCCCATCGCGATGATCTCGCGGCACTGGCGCCGGATGCTGGATGCGCCGCAGGTCGAGGGCGCGCCGGTGCTGGGCAACAAGCTGGCCTATTCGGCGGCCATGATCATCAGCACCACCGCGCTGGGCGCCATCGTCTTCCAGGTCAAGCAGATGCTGCAGGGCAAGGACCCGGTGGACATGACCAAGCCGAAATTCTGGGTGCGCGCGTCGGCCCAGGGCGGCGGCGCCGGGTTCGTGGGCGACATCCTGCTGGGCGACACCACCGACAGCCGCAGCCCGCTGGACAACCTGGGCAAGCTGGCACTGGGCCCGACCTTTGGCAGCCTAGCCGACCTGTACGAGCTCACCAAGGGCAACGCCGACGAGGCGCTGGCCGGCAAGGACACCCACATGGGCGCGGAGGCGCTGCGCTTTGGACGCTCGCACCTGCCGCTGATCAACCTGTGGTACGGCCGCGCCGCGCTCGACCACATGCTGCTGCACGGCGTCCAGGAGAACCTGAGCCCCGGCTACCTCGCGCGCCAGCGGCAGAGGGCGGCGAAGGACTGGGGGCAGGGCTACTGGTGGGAGCCGGGCGACGCCGCGCCGGATCGCGCGCCGGACCTTTCAGCGATCGGAGGAAAGTGATGCGACAGGACCAATTCGAAAAGCTGCAGCAGCTCGAGGAAAAGCTGGCCGACGTCTTCATCGGCGAGGCCGAGCCGGCGAAGTGGCCCGGGCACGGGATCGACCCCGGCGCCATGGACCAAAAGACCCGGGGCGACCGTTACTGGGTGAAGAAGAACGCGGTGGCCACGCTGTCGCTGATGCAGCGCGTCGCCGTCACCATCGGCCAGGTGCAGCTGCGCGGCGCCGGCACCACGCCGGAGAAGCCGGCGGAAGGCGGCGAGCAGGACCACCTGGACGCCGAGGTGCAGGGCTACGAGAAGGAGGCCGCCAAGCTGCTGAAGGACATGCAGGACGGCGCCCGCAAGACCGTTTTCGACCGGAAGGTGCATGGACGCACGGCCGGTTAGCTTCCTCGCCTTCTTCCTGATGTGGGCCAGGATGCAGGGGTGGGTCGTGCCGCGCCTGCACGTGCGGATCTGCCACTGGCTGGAGACCTGCACCGAGCCGGAGCGCGTGCTGATGATCTTCCGCGGCGCCGCCAAGTCGACGATCTACGCGGTCTACAAGGCGTGGAAGCTGTACCGAGACCGCAACCGCCGGTCGCTGGTCTGGTCGGCCGACAACGAGACCGCCGGCATGCTGACCGCGGACACCATCAACGTGCTGCGCAACCACCCGCTGTGCCGCGGCATGCTGCCCACCAAGCCGGGAGCCAAGCGCTTCTGGGTGACCGGCGCCCGCGACGCTCGCAACGCCAGCATGCGCGCCGTGGGAGTCTCCTCCAACGCCACCGGCGCCCGCGCGGACGACGTCGACTTCGACGACATCGAGGTGCCGGGCAACATCGAGACCGCCGAGGCCCGCAAGAAGCTGCGCCAGCGCATCAGCGAATCGACCCACATCGCCGTGCCGGGCGCCCAGAAAACCTACATCGGCACGCCGCACACCCACGACTCCATCTACCCGGAGCGCATCGCCGGAGGGGCCGCCGTGCTGAAGATTCCCCTGTTCGAACACCACGACCGCTACTCCGCCGACAAGGCCAGCAGCCTGACGCGGTTCCCGTTCTCCTTCACGCCCGCGGCCGATGGCCTCTACGTGTTCGTCGGGATCGGCAAGCCGGCCCGGCTGCTGCAGGAGGGCCGCGACTACCTGGTGGAGGGGCGGGCGGTGGTGTTCGCCAAGCCGCCCGGGCAGCTGCTGGACATCTACGCCGGCTGCGCCTGGCCGGAGCGCTTCACTCGCGAGGAGGTCGAGCGCCGCCGGCGCGAGACGCCCACGCTGAACGCCTGGGACAGCCAGTACGGGCTGGAGGCCAAGCCGCTGACCGACATCCGCCTGGACCCGGCGCGCGTGGTGCCCTACGCCTGCGAGCCCACGCTGCAGATGTCCAACCGCGTGCTGTCCATGTGGCTGGGCGCCGCGAAGATCGAGAGCTGCAGCCTGCGCTGGGACCCCTCCAGCGGCAAGCTCAACTCCGACGTGTCCGCCGTGGTGCTGGACCTGCAGGACGCGATCGGCCGCCACTACTGGCACCGCGTGGTCGGCCTGACCGGCGAGATCGCCGAGACCAGCAAGGACGGCAAGACCATCATCGGCGGCCAGGTCATGCAGCTGTGCGACATCGTGGAGCAATTCCAGGTCCCGCGCGTGGTGCTGGAATCCAACGGCATCGGCGGCTTCGCGGCGTCCTTCCTGCGCATGGCCCTCAAGCAGCGGCGCCTGGCCTGCGGCATCACCGAGGTGCAGGCCGTCACGAACAAGAACAAGCGGATTCTGGAAGCGCTGGAGCCCCTGATCGGCAGCGGGATGCTGTGGGCGCACGTCGACGTGCTGGAGGGGCCGTTGTGGGACCAGATGAAGGGGTGGAACCCTGGGGTGACGGACCAGGCTGACGACCTGCTGGACGCAGGTGCCGGCGCCGTGACCGACCAGCCCGTGAAGGTGGGCAAATTGGTCAGGAACGTAGACCCCTCCCGCGCAGACCATTGGCACTCAGCCGGCGGCGTCTACGAGGTGTCGCTGGAAGACTAGCGCGAGGGCTGGCCGCGCCTCGCTTCTGCCGAGGTGCCAATGCCTTCCGTAACCGTCCAGACTCCCTTCAACGAGTACACCGCCAACGGGGCGACCACCGTCTTTCCGTACGAGTTCCAGGTGCTGGAGGCCAGCCACCTGGTGGTGTCCGTGGACGACGAGCTCATCCCGGACAGCGACTACACCCTTTCGGGCGTGGGCGACCAGGCAGGCGGCGACGTCACCTTCGACGATGCTCCGGCAGCCGATGCCGTGGTGGTGATCGAGCGGCAGGTGCCGCTGTCTCGCTCCATCGAGTACACCACCAACGGCCCGTTCCCGGCCGCCACGGTCAACAAGGACTTCAACCTGATCTGGATGGCGCTGCAGGCACTCAGCGCCGGCCAGCAGGGCTCCATCCGTCTGCCGTATCCGGAAGATGCCGACGAGCTGCCGGCTGTCGCTTCCCGACTGGATCGGCTGCTCGCGTTCGATCCGACCACGGGCGCACCGGAGATGTCGTCGTTCACGATGACGCAGGTGCAAAGCGCCATCGCGGCGGCCTACCTGGGCGGCGCCGCATCCACGCTGGACGCACTGGCCTTCATCCAGGCCGGCACCGGCGCCGTCTCCCGCACCGCGCAGAACAAGATGCGCGACCTGGTGGCCCTGACGGACTTCGGCGCCGTGGGCGATGGAGTCACCGACGACACCGCGGCGCTGCGGGCGGCCCTCACCTACGTGATGAACAACAGCCGGTGCCTGTTCATCCCCGATGGGGCGTACCGCATCACGGAGCAGATCACCATCGTGGGCACGACGAACTTCTCCGTGCGCGGGGAAGGGCAGGAGCTGAGCCAACTGATCTTCGAGGGCGGGGCTGTCGGCCTCGACCTGTACGCGCCGGCCCGCACTGATGTCCTGGGTGGCACGACCGCCTTCTACGGCTTCTCGATCCTGAAGGACTCGGACAACTCGACCTGGGCCGGCACCGCGCTGAAGTTCACCACGGGCACAGTGTCCGGCGGCAACCCCTCCCTGACCCTGTCGATCGACTCCGTGACGGTGGGCGGCAAGAAGGGCAACAGCACCACCAACAAGCGCTTCAAGAACGGCATCCACCTGGTCAACTGCTGGCAGGCGCAGCTGTCGAACCTGTACCTCACGGGCGCGATTCCGCTGAACACCAGCGAGACGTGCTTCGGCATCAAGTGGGAGGACTCCACGGGTTCCCGTGCGATGAACATCCACTGCTACCGCTTCCAGACGGCCTTCCTGGTGACGGGCACCTCGGAGGGTCCGAGCCTGGTCAATTGCGTGGCCGTGGGCGTGCAGGACGGCATCCACGTCGATGCGCCGGACACCTCTGAAACGAACCCCGGCTTGGATGTCAAGAGCTGCCACCTGAACGTGTCCCGCTACGGCATCTGGGCCGACAACCGCGCGCAGGGGATCATTTCGGGCTGCCTGTTCTACGAGCGCAACGACGTCGACGAGACGATCTACAAGTGCATCTACATGACCGGCACGTCGCGGCAGTGGGTCATCAACGGCAACGTGATGACGGCGAAGACCGGCACGACGCCCACGACGAAGATCGCCATCCACCTGGACGGCCGCGGCGACAACATCGTCTTCGGCAACCAGATCCGCGAGAGCACCTTCACCCGCGGCATCCACGTCGGGGCGGACGTCTACAACACCGCGGTGTTCGACAACCTGATGGATACGACGTCGACGCTGCAGTACATCAACAACTCGACGGACCCCAACTCGATCCGCTACCGCGGCGGGTACGCGGGCGGCACGCCGACGACCATCTTCCTCACTGCCACCAACCTGATCCCGCACAACACGGCCACCTTCGTGTCGTTCACGACCGTGGGCAGCACGGGGGCGGCCGGGGCGACGCTGGACGATGACGGCGCCGTCACCGATGCGCGCATCGTGGTGCCGGACTACGCCAAGCGGGTGCGGATCACGACCAATCTGCAGTGGGCGGCCAACACGACCGGCATTCGGACGCTGAACCTGCGCAGGAACAACACGACCGAGCCGGGCGCTCCGTTCGTGCGTGCGAACGCCTCCTCGTCCGGCGGCAACGCGGTGAACGTCTCGACGGCGCCCATCGACGTGGTGCCGGGCGACTACTTCACGATTTCCGTCACGCAGACATCCGGCGGCGATCTCGACATCACGGCCGGCAACAACAGCTGGATCGCCCTCGAAGTTCTTGCCTGACGCGACGAAAGGACCGCGCCTATGACCACCTCTGAAGATCAAGCCGCGGCAGCCTTGCGTGCGAGTAAAGCCATCAACGAAAGCCAGCAGGCGCTGACGGAGGAATCCCGGCTCCTGCTGGCCTCCATGCTGCGCGGCGAGATGCGGATCGCGGTGGCCGAGGGCATCGAGGCCGTGCTGACCAACGAGAAGATGTGGGCCAAAGTGTTCGTGGTGCTGCAGGAGCAGGCCACGGAGCGCACCGGCCGCTTCGTTCTCGGCGGCATCAGCGCGGTGCTGAAGAAGGCGGCGCTGATCGGCGTGTTCGTGCTGGTGGCCTACAGCATCGGCGGGCTGTCGTTCGCCAAGGCGCTGTGGGCCAGCCTGGTCAAGGGGTAGGGCATGGACTTCGAGCCCGCCGTCGACAAGGTTCTGGACAAGGAAGCGCCTGGGTGGCGCACTGATCTGGCGGGCGGCTACGTGGATCACGCTGACGACCGCGGCGGCCCCACGAAGTACGGCATCACCGAGGCGGTGGCGCGGGCCAACGGCTACGACGGCGACATGCGCGACCTGCCTCTGAGCCTGGCGCGCGAGATCTACCGCAAGCGCTACATCGTCCGCCCCGGCTTCGACCGGGTGTGGCTGGTCAGCGCCCCCATCGGGGACGAGCTGATCGACACGGGCGTGAACATGGGACCGACCCGGGCCGCAGAGATGCTGCAGCGCGCCCTGAACGCCTTCAACCAGCAGGGCAGCCGCTACGCCGACCTGTTCGTGGACGGCCAGCTCGGCACAGTGACCTTGGAAGCCCTGCGCAAGTACCTGCGCTACCGCGGCGACGAGGGTGTCCGCGTCATGGTCTGCGCGCTGAACGTGCTGCAAGGCTCGCGCTACTTCGACATCGCGGAGGGCAACGAAAGCCAGGAGTCCTTCATGTACGGCTGGCTGCGCAGCCGGGTGTTGGAGCCGGCATGACCTGCGCCCGCTGCGGTTGCCCCGACCACACGGTCAAGGACTGCAGCTGGCCGACCGACACGGACGACGAGCCGATCAAGGTTCCGTACATCCCTCCGGTGTACGAGGACGACGACTACAGCGACGACTTCATGTGAGGTGACTATGACCCGATACCTGACCTGTCTTGTCATGCTGGCCATGCTGAGCGGCTGCGCCGGACTGTCCGTGAACTTCGACGCCGCAATCACCTACCGCAGCGACGTTCCTGCGGGCAAGCGCCTGCCGTGACCTGGCGCACCCTCCTGCTGGTGGAAGAAGCCGGGCACGACGCCAGCGGCAGGGCGGTGTGGGAGCTGCAGCGCCCCCTCTGGTTCGAGTCCGACCAGTACGGCGACATCGTGGTGCCGGTGACGTTCCGCACGAACTACGCCTCGGTGCCGCGCGCGCCGTTCGTGTTCTGGCTGGCGGGCGAGCGGTCCTACAAGGAGGCGGCGCTGCACGACTGGCTCTACACGGTGCACAGCCTGACCCGCGAGCAGGCCGACGACGTATTCCTCGAAGCCCTCCTGCTCAACCCGCTGATCCCCGCCGGCCTGGCCCACACCATGCACCGAGGCGTCCGCTGGTTCGGGCAGTCGTCCTGGGAGGACACCACCAACATCCTCCAGCCGCCGGAGATCAGGGCGCAGATCGGCGCGCCGGTGTAGCCATGGTCACGAAAGCCGAAGCCGCCCAAGTCGCCCGCGTGATGCAGAAATGGGGGATGGCGGCTCCCGGCGTCCACACCCACACGATCTCGCAGGTCACCGGGTTGCAGGCTGCGCTCGATGCATCCGGCGGAGGTGGGCCGCATGTCCATGCGATCTCCGAAGTCACAGGGCTGCAGGCTGCGCTGAACGCCAAGGCCAGCGTCACCGAGCTGGGCGACGCGATGGACAGCGTCACGACCGCGCTGGCCGGCAAAGCTGCGGCGTCCCATGGTCACAGCATCAGCGACACCTCCGGCCTCCAGGCTGCGCTGGACGCCAAGGCGGCGAGCTCCCACACCCACACGACCGCCAACGTCACCGGGCTGGATGCAGCGCTGGCCGGCAAGTCCGACTCCGGCCACACGCACAGCGCGGCCACCACCGGCGCGGCGGGCTTCATGTCGGTCGCCGACAAGTCGAAGCTGGACGGCGTGGCCACCGGAGCAACCGCCAACGCCACCGACGCGAACCTGCGCGACCGCGCCACCCACACCGGGGCGCAGGCGATCTCCACCGTCACCGGCCTGCAGACGGCGCTGGATGCGAAGTCAGCCACCGGCCACGGCCACGCGATCAGCGACACCACGGGGTTGCAGACCGCGCTGGACGGCAAGCAGGCCACGCTGGTGTCCGGCACGAACATCAAGACGGTGGGCGGGGTGTCCCTGCTCGGCTCGGGCGACGTGCCAGCCGGCGGCGGTGGCGGCGCCTCCCTCGTCTCCGCCTTCCTCACCTCCACCCAGGCGAACAGCACCGTGACGCCAGCCGTGCTAACCGGCCACACCTTCACGCTCACGCCCGGCCAGTCGCTGCTCCTGAACGGCCAGGTGGTCTGCACCGCGGCGGCGACCACGACCGGCTTCGCCATCGGCGTGCGGGTCGCCCAGGCCAACGGCGCCGGCGGCAACGTGGTGGGCTCGGCCATGCTGCAGGTGGCGATTGCCAACGCCGCGGCGGCAACCCAGCTCTATGACGCCGACAAGTTCGACGTGGCGGCCAACGCCAGCGCTCTGCTGGAGATCCTGGGCACTGCCTCCACGGCCGGCAACAACGGCGGCAGCTATCAGGTCTGCGTGAAGAACAACGGCACCAGCGGCGTCGCCACCGTGACCGTGGAGTTTCGCTCGGAAGTCGCCACCAGCGCAGTCACCGCCCAGATCGGGACCGGCTGCGTCGGGGTCAAGGGTTAACCACTGGGGGCACCATGCGCGCGTTCGTCGTCCTGATCGCCACCGCCGCCCTGGCGCTGGCTGCCGTGGTGGGTCCGCTGGTGTTCGCCTACCGCGAGCCGCCGGCCGCGGTGGTGCAGGAGCTGCAGGGCGAACGGGAGCCGGACCTGGTCTACAAGCAGGGCACCGTGACGATGATCCTGCGGGACGCCCCGTGCCGCTTCAAGGCCCTCGGCGACCGGCTCGAGGAAGAGGGCGTCCCGCCGGCGCGCGTGTACCTGATGACGTCCGAGGGGCGCACCCAGGCCCGCGGCTGCTGGGTGCGCTCGGCCTTCGACGACGAGGCGCTGGTGGAAGACCTGAACGGCGAGGCTACCTTCATGCCGCTGTCGTGGTTCAAGCCGGACCCAGGCGTCTGAAAAGCGGCGTAACTTCCGGCGTCACATTGCTGGCTGAGCGGCATCTTTCATAGGGGAGCGCACCCCGCCATCATGGGTGTAACGCCGGGAGCCGAAGCCCGCGCAAGTGCTTGATTTTCCTGAGCAGCCATCCGTAACCCGTTGATTCCTCTAGCGTTCCTGCTCATCCAGCACCGGCAGACAGGCGCAACGACGCGGCAACAGACACCCGCTACACTCCACTTCAAGGCGTAGCTTTTCGGCTCACCTCGCAGGAACTTACGCCGGCTGACCTTGAAAGTTACGCCGCCACCGCCGAAAACCTACGCTTGCCCACCCATGAAGCGAGAGTAGCTATGCCGTTCGACGCACGTGCCGCGAAGCTGTTACAGCCTGGCGAGCACATCATTCTGCCCGAGCACCCGGGCCTGCGACTCGCCGCCTCGGCCACGCGCCGGGCCTGGATCTACCGCTACAAGTCGCCCGTGGACGGCGGCATGCGACAGGTCAAGCTGGGCGAGTGGCCGGCGATGTCGTACCCGAACGCGGCCGTCGAGTGGGAGAAGCGGCGCGCCGACCGGGACAGCGGCACGGACCTGTCGCTGCAGAAGAAGCTGGCGCGGCAGCTCGATCAGGAAGCGGCGGTCGCCACTCGCGTGGGGCCGTACACCGTGGCGCAGCTGGTCGAGGACTACCTGGCCGGCCACATCGACAAGAACCGCAAGCCCAAGGGCCGCGCGGAGGTGCGCCGGCTGCTCACGCAGAACACCGCGCCGATCGCGGACACGCCCGCGGCGCTGCTTCTGCGCAGCCAGGCCTACGACCTGCTGCAGGGGCTGGTCGACCGGCCGGTGCTCGCCGGCCAGGTGCGGCAGGAAATGGGCGCTGCGTACGACTACGGCCTGGACGCCGGCCGGTTGCCGGAGAACACGCCCAACTGGTGGCGCCAGATCATGCGGGGCAAGATGCCGCGCAGCAAGGGCAAGATGATCCAGGGCGAGCGCGTGGGCCCGGCCAAGCGGGTGCTGAGCGAGCAGGAGATCGGGCAGCTGATCAACTGGCTGCCGAACTTCAGCAAGATGGTGGCCGACGCGCTGACGATGTACCTGTGGACCGGCACGCGCGGCACGGAGATCCTGCAGATCCAGGTGCCCGAGGTCGCGCAGGAGCCGACCGGCTGGTGGTGGACCATCCCGAAGCACAAGACCAAGAACCTGCGCCGCGACAACGCGACGGATCTGCGCGTGCCGCTGATCGGCCGAGCCAAGACGGTGGTGCTGCGGCGCCTGGAGCAGGCCCAGCTGGCGCTCAAGGAAGACCCGGAATCGCCGGGCTACCTGTTCCCCTCACCGAACGGGAAGGTGGGCTACGTGGAGCAGAAGACCGTCTCGGCCACGGTCTATGCGATGCAGCCGTACAGCAAGGCGCGCTACGGCAAGAACCCGCCGCGGTTGACCATCACTTACTGGTCGCCGCACGACCTGCGCCGGTCGGTGCGGACGCTGCTGGCCAGCATGGGCTGTCCTGGCGAGGTGGCCGAGTCGGTGCTGGGTCACATGCTCACGGGCATCGTGGGCGTCTACAACCGCCACAGCTACGACGCCGAGCGGCTGGACTGGCTCACGCGGCTTGACGCGAAGCTTGAGGAGCTGGCGCTGCAGCACGCGGCTTCCTAGCGCCCGTGTTCGGCGGAGGCGGCAGGTCGGCCACCGGCAGGGAGCGCATCCAGGCGCCGATCTCGCTGGCCAGCCACACCACGCGGCGCGTGGAGGCCAGGCGCGGCTTCGGGAATCGGCCCTGGCGGATCTCTTCCTCGATAGTGCGAGCCGACAGCTTCGTGACCGCCGGCAGCTCGTCCTTCTCGTACAGCTTGTCGTCCATCATTCCTCCTGAGCCTCCCCGCCCTTCACGCCAGCGGCAGGCTGCTCGTAAACTGGACGCGGCGGCGTGCTGTCGGGGTCGCCATCCCATGCGTCCTCGCGCCGCTTGTGCAGTTCTCCGAAGCTGTCCAGCCAGCCCACCGGCTGGGCCGGGGCAGGTAAGTCCACGCCAGCGGCAAGGTGAAGCGTCTGCGCGTCTTCAAACGCGGCGCGGCAGTCGGTGATGTTGTCCCAGCGGGGCAGATCGTGCCGCTTGGCCCACTCCAGCACCTGCTCGTCTGAGGCGCGCGGCAGAGGCGCGGCCAGCACCCTCACGCCAGCGGCGCTCGGCCCCTGCAGCATGTCCGCCCAGTGCGTGACGCGGATCTCCATGCCCTCGGTGTCGCGCCAGCACTCGCCGTCCCACGACCCGAGCCAGATCGGTTCCTCGCCGCCCTCGATGGCGACGTTCACCACCAGGTCGGCGTCGGGCATGTTGTCCGGCGCGACCGGTTGCCAGATGACGGATTCGTGCAGCATCAAGCGGCCTCCTCAAGGACAACGTGTTCGCTGTAGTTCGCCCGGACGTAAGCCTCGGCCATCGGCGGGCAGACGCTGTTGCCGCACATGCGCACCTGGGCCGTCTTCGTCAGCACGCGGCCGTCGCCGCCGCGATCGATCTGGTAGCTCTCTGGGAAGCCCTGGGCGCGGTACAGCTCGCGCGGCGACAGCATGCGCATGCCGATGTCGACGATCGCGTAGGGCTCGCCGGCGACCATGACCAGGCCGAACCGGTGCTTCGTGGTCACGGTGTGCAGGGGCTCCAGCAGCTGCGGATCCTGATCGGTGCCGTAGTACTTGATCAGGAAGGCGCGCACCTCCGCGTGGTGCATGCCCTGGGCGCTGATCGTGTGGAGCGGCTGATCGACCGGCTGGCCGTCCTTGCTGGTGCCGCGCAGCTTCACCAGGCTGCTGGCCACCAGGCTGTGGTGGTCCACGCTGGTGACGGTGCCGATCGGCTTGGGCAACTCGCTGCCGACCACGCCGCCGTAGTGCTTCGCCAGGAAGGCGGACACCAACCCGTGGTGCCGGCCCTGCGCGGTGATGGTGCCGAGCGGCTTTTCGATGCCCGGGACGCGCGGCGCCTGGCCGGGCTTTTCGCTGTGGCCCATGCTGATGATCGTCGGCGTCAGGAGCAGGTGCTCCGCCTTGCTGGTGATCGTGCTCAGCGGGTCATGGATGGATCGCACCTTGCCGCTGTCGCCGTGCCCAGTGTGGCCGATGCGCACGATGTACGGCTCAGCGGCTTCCACCACGTATCGCGTGACACCCTTGGCGATCCGGCGCAGAGTTGCCTCTGCCAGATCCTTCTTCCGCTCGAAGATGCTGGGGCAGGGGATGCTCCAGTCGATGCACTCCGCCGCCGTGCGCCAGGGCTTGAGCTTCCTCTGACGGACCGGCAGGCTGTCCGGCGCGCCGTGGGTCTGGGCGGGGAAGACAATCGGCTGGCCATCGCACCGCGCCACCAGGAACAGCCGCTTGCGGATCGTCGGCGCGCCCAGGTCGCATGCGCGGTCCTCCCGGAAGTCGACCCGGTAGCCCAGGTTCTCCAGCGACTTCTTCCACCGCTGGAACGTGCGGCCCTTGCGCTGCGGGCACGGCCGGTCGTCCGGGCCGAGCGGCCCCCAAGTCTGGAACTCCTCGACGTTCTCCAGGAAGATCACGCGCGGCCGCACCAGCTTCGCCCACTTGATCACCACCCACGCCAGGCCGCGGATCTTCTTGCTCACCGGCTTGCCGCCCTTGGCCTTGCTGAAGTGCTTGCAGTCCGGGCTGGCCCAGAGCAGGCCCACCGGCCGGCCGTCGACGACAGCCGCCGGGTCCACCTCGAAGACGTCGCTCACGTAGTGCAACGTCTGGGGGTGGTTCGCCTGGTGCAGCGCGACCGCCTCGGGATCGTGGTTGATGGCGATGTCCACCGGCCGGCCGATGGCCTTCTCGATGCCGGTGCTGGCGCCGCCTCCCCCGGCGAACAGGTCGATCACCAGCTCGCGGTGGATCGGCAGCAGGAATTGGGGGGTGAGCATCAGGACACCGTGGCGGCCAGCTTGCCCTCGGGCGATTCCGGGTCGAGCTCGTCGCCCTCGTCGTCGCCCAGCTGCTGCTGCGCGGGATCACCGGCCGGCGGCGGCGTGTCCGGCTTGCCCGCGCGGTAGCCCTTCTTCGCGCTCACCAGTTCCGCCGGCGCCAGGAGCTTGATGTGGATGTCGCCTTCGCTGGCGAGCCCGGACAGCATGCCGTACAGGTCGTTGTCGGCCAGCTCGTCGCCGTTGTACTGGATCGTCCACATGATCGTGACGCTGCCGCCCTCGGCGATCTCGTAATGCAGGTTCGCCAGCACCACATCGGTGAAGTCGAAGTGCTCCTCCTCAAGGCCGTAGTCGCGCACCAGGCGGTAGCCGCGCCACTTCTCGCCCTTGGCGAAGGTGTACGACAGCGGCAGCTGCGGGAAGCGCAGGTTGGGCAGCGGGATGACGACGTCGGGCAGCGTCTCCTGGCCGGCCGTCATCGCCTTGTTCCAGTAGTGGTGCTCGCGCAGCCCCGGCCGGATCAGGTCCAGCAGCGTGTTCTCGCCGGTGAGCCTGCAGGACAGGTCGATGGCGCGGACGCGCTCCTCGCCGTGCAGCTCGCGCCGCGGGTTCGCGTTGGTGATCGTGACCTTGGTGACTTCGGGCAGTTGAAAGGGCATGGGTGCTCCGGGTGTGGGGATTGGTGGACCGGCTTTCGCTCCCGGGGACGGGACCGCTTGCGCGGCAGGGCTAGGCCAGCCCGTATTCGTTACTCGCGCAGCTCCGCGTCGCGCTTGTCGGCCAGCTCGGTCAGGCGCAGGCGCGCGGCCTCGTCCTTCACGCCGGCGATCTGCTCGCGCGCCATGTCCAGGATGTCGGTGGTGGCAGCCGTGCGGATGTTCTGCTCGACCTGGTCGGCGGTGAAGGTGATCTCGCCGGAGTCGTCGTCGACGGCATCGAACGCTGCTGCAGCCGGCGGCGGTGCGGCGCCACGCGCCTTGAGCTCGGCGGCCTTCTTCTTGTACGCAGCGGCCGCCGCGCCGATGTCGGCGTCCGCTACCAGCGTCGACTCCGCCAGCGCGCGGGCCTTCTTCATGCTCTCGCCGTTCGTGGCCGCGGTGATCGCCACCAGCACCTTCGTGAGCTCCGGCGACGCGGTCAGCGGCCGGATCTCGTGCATCGCCTTGCGGCCCTTCGTCGCCGTGAGCGACACCTTGATGTCGCGCGGGATGTCGGAAAGGCGCGAGATACGGATGCCGCCCACCACCTCGCCGCCGAACTTGACGGACGGATCGCAGTACAGCTCCATCGACTTGCCGATCCACTGGGTGCCGTCCGGGCCCCAGGCCAGGATCAGCACCTTGCGCATCGTCTTGCAAGGCTTGAACGGCCGGCCGGGGTCCGCGTCATAAAAGACGGACACCGGCTGCTCCTCGCCGCTGCCCAGGCGCACGTCGGACACGGTGATGATCATCGGCCCGCCGAGCAGCTGCTCGGAGTTGAGCTGGTCGCTGCGCGGGATGATCGTGCTGCGCAGGTCTTGAATGTCAGTCGGCAAAGGACACCTCCACTTCGTTGGATCGTTTGGCGTAGGCAGGGAAATCGAGCAGCTGCAAGCCGGTGCCGTAGGTGGGCCAGCGGTCATCGCGCTTGCAGCGCGCGTACAGTTCGAGCAGTTCCCGGCGCTCGTCCTTCGCCTGCTCGAAGATCTCGTCGGTGAGGACGTAGGGCACGGCCAGCACCGGCGGCGCGCTGGTGACGGCGCCGAAGACGAACTTCTCGACGCGCAGGCCGGTCGCGCGGCGGAACCCCTCGGTGTAGTGCGCAGCCTGGCGGTGATAGCCCATGCGCGCGGCGGTGCGGCCGAAGCCATCGGGCGACTCGTCCACCGTGCTTTTCAGGTCCAGCAGCGTGACGGTGCGCTCGTCCTCGGGATAGACGTGGTCCGGCCGCGCCTTGCAGTAGATGCCGGTTTCGCGGTCGACCCAGAAGATCGAGCACTCGCTGAAGCCGGTGGCGAGGAAGGTGGCCAGCGTGGGCTCGGCCGCCAGCGCGGCAAGCTGCATCCGCGTGACGGCGAACTCGGCGGCCGTGACGATCTCGCGCCCGCGCAGGTCGTCGGTGAACTTCGCCCACCACGCCTTTGCGGCCGCGCTGCTCTCATTCGACTTCGCTGCATTCCACTGCGCGTCCGTCGGCCGACGCGGCGCATCCTCGGGCACGAACACGTAGCGGTCGTGCAGCGCGTGCGGCTCCAGCTGGGCGCAGTGGGCGAGCGATCCGCGCAGCATCGGCCGCGTCTGCTTCACCGGCTCGATGCGGTTCTTCCAGTGCCAGGCCGAGCGCGCCAGCAGCTTCATGTCCGAATTGCTGAAGGCGTCGACCTTCAGGTAGTCTTCGAAGGGCATGTCCTTGATCAGGCCCATGGGGCGGGTCGTGCTCATGGTCACCACCAGCACCAGAGCGCGCGGCGCAGCGCCTTCCAGCGACCGAAGCCCAGCTTGCGGTGCCAGCGGTAGAGGGAGGGGATGGACTCGGACATCACGCCGCCTCCTGGAATCCGACCAGCTGCGGGCTGTCCTTGAACGGCCGCACGAGCAGGCCGCGCAAGTCCAGGTAGCGCACCGCACGCGCCACATCCTGCTGGTGCGCCTGCTGGATCTCCAGATCGGCGGGCCAGCCCTCCAGCTCGCTCGTGTCATAGACCGGCAGCGGGTGGTTGCTCGGCACGCGCATCGCCTTGCACTCGATGTCGGCGCGCGCGTATTCGTCGGCGATCTCGATGGCCAGGTCCGCGGCCTGCAGCTCGCGTGGGAGGTTGGAGGTCACAGCCATGCGACAACCCTCCCCAGCAGGCGCTGGAGCGCCGATTGCGGATGCGCCGTGCGCGGCTCCAGCAGCGCCGCCTGGATGCCCTCCTGGTCGGCCGTCAGCGGCGCAGGCTTCGGGATGTAGGCCAGGCCGATCTGGACGCGGCCCGTGTTGTATGGGACCCGGTGCAGCTGCCGGCGCGGACACAGCCGCCCTTCCTCGCA